CATTATCCAAATCATTCCCGACCCAAATAGCGCACCCATTGCCGATTGAGAAACTTTGTACCGGGTGTGGAAAACTAAAGTGTAGGTTGCAGATGGACTTTACCAAAAGTTTTTGCCACCTTTGTATTAACCGAACCGAACGCATGAAAATACATTACAACTTCGCCACTCGCAGCCGGCCTACAAAAATGACTGCTGCCATTGCCACCATTAAGGCATATTCCCATAAAGCAGATTACACCATAGGGATAACGGTTGATGATGATGACGATGTAACGCTGAATTCTACCCATTACCTCGAACTGCACCGGGATCCTAATATCTACTTCACTCACGGCAAAAGTGAAAGTAAGGTACACGCCATCAACAGGGGTATGGAAGGATGGAAGGGAGATATAGTGGTGAACATGAGCGATGATATGCGTTTCTTGGTACCAGGTTATGACATCAAAATCATTAATGCTTTCGCTGACAATCTTGACCAGTTCATCCACTTCCCCGATGGCAGGGTTAATCATTTGCTGCCTACCATGAGCATAATGGGTAGGACTTACTATGAGCGGTTCAACTACATCTACCACCCACAATACTTTTCCCTTTGGTGCGATAATGAAGCTATGGATGTGGCGAAGAAACTTGGTAAGTGGAAATATGTCCCCGAGCGCATCTTCGACCATTACCACCCTGCATGGACTGGTGAGCCGATCGATGCCCAGTTACGGCATACGCAGGGTTATTACCACATTGATGAGCAAACCTACATTAAGCGGTCAGCCGCCGGATTCCCAAATGAAACCGTATGACATTAAGTGTATTAATCTGCACTATTCAAGGCCGCGAGGGTTACCTTACCCGACTATTGCAGGAATTAGTGCAACAAAAGGCACGGTTATCTAATGAGTTAACCGATGAGGTGGAGATAATTGTCGAATCGGATAATGGTGCTATGTCCACAGGGCGCAAACGTAACTATCTCATAGGCAAGGCCACAGGCAAATACATCGTATTCGTGGATGATGATGACATGATTGCACCAACTTACATCGCTGACATACTTGAAGCAGCAAAGCAGGATCCCGATGTAATCGTATTTAACGGAATAAGGACCACCAACGGCACGGATGAGCGGAAGTGGTATATCAGTAAGGAATACGGCTATGAGGCGAAGGATGGGGCTTATTACCGCTATCCTAATCACATCGTACCGGTGCGCAGGGAGATTGCCGTGAAATTCCCATTTCAAGACATTAAGATTGGGGAAGATTACCTTTATGCTACTGCGATGCACAATGCAAAGGTGTTGCAGACAGAGGTCAAGATTGAGAAGGAATTATATCATTATCAGTTTAGAACAAATAAGTAAGTTATGACAGAGTATAGCGGTGAACTATCCCAACCCAAACCATACTACCACTCCGGCACCTACGAAGCCATTAACGTAATCGAAGCCTGGGGGTTGAATTTCAACTTGGGTAATGTTATCAAGTATGTTGCACGGGCAGGGCGAAAGACTGACAATCCGATTGAAGACCTGGAGAAAGCAAAGTGGTATATTGAAAGGGAGATTGAAAAACTAAAACAGAAATAACATGGCACAACAGACAATAAACGATGTAGAACAAGAAACTCTAAAAATGGGAGAAGAAGTTGTTACCTATTGCAAGCAGTACGAAGGAACAGATAAGTACAACGTAGCGATGCTTGCAATAGAGTTTGGCTATCAATTAGCGTTAAAATCAGAAATAACATGGCACAACAGACAGCGGTGGAGTGGTTATACAATGATTTGTTTCCAAAAAAATTAGATGGATTCAGTGACGAGGAATGGAGTAAAATCATTGAAGCATTTGAACAAGCCGCAGAAATGGAAAAGAAGCAGATAGAGGATGCGTTTGTTGCTGGGGATGAAAGAGGTACTAAAGACATTCCATTTAATGCGGAACAATACTACACCCAAACCTACGGCAAATGATAACAATAACCGCAACATTCGAAATAGATGAAGCGAAGTATCACTTTGAGGGGAAGAAAGTGAAAGATTGGTTCAGTCAAAAGATTGCATCCGGTGAACTTGCAGCATCTATTCATTATAAAGAAGTAGAAAAAAGGAGAATAGAAATCACAAAGAATTATAATGGTGTGCCGATTACAGTAAGAAAACATATATCAGATATTGATTCCCTTGCCGAAACTATTCAACTCAAAGTGCAATGAGATACTCCCAAAACAACGAACAAGACGTAATCGAACAGTACTTCCGCACATCGGGAGTATTCCTCGACATTGGTGCCAATGATGGGGTTACGTTAAGCAATACCTATGCCCTGCAACTCAATGGATGGGGTGGTGTACTTGTAGAACCCTCAGAAGATGCCTTCAATCGCATACCACCCAATGACAAGGTAAAAGCGTTCAACGTTGCAATAGGTACGGCTGATGGCACTTGTACTTTCCACGAAATGGGTACACATCTTAACAGAGGCGATGTGTCGCTGCTATCTACGATTAAGAAGTCAGAGATGAAGCGTTGGAATGGTACAGAGTTTAAGGAACGAATGACAGAGGTTTGGACTTATAAAACACTTGTAAAGAACTCCCCATACAAGGTATTCGATTTCATTTCGATTGATGCTGAAGGTATGGACTTTGAGATATTGGAGCAGATTAACCTATCGCATACACAAATGGTGTGCATTGAACACAATGGAAATGCTGACCTATTTCAGTTGATTAAAGAGTACTGCAATGGGTATGGACTGCACAAAAAATTACTTAACAATTTAGAGAATGTAATATGGGCAAGGTAATCACCTCCCTATCCTCCACAGGTAGGGAAAACTACAACGAAGCAATGCTCGGACTTATCCGTTCAATCAATCGCAATGCTCCCGACTATGACACTCACTTGCGTAGTGTGGATGGCTATGTGGATGAATACCAGGGTAGAAAAATACTGCAAGGCAAATGGCCGAAGTCAAGCAACTACGAATCGTGGAGCCATCAAAATATGCCGTATCAGTTTAAGCCGGTAATGGTAGCTGAAGCGTATGAATTAGGTTACCGAAAAATTATTTGGTGCGATAGTACCATTCGAGTAATGCGCAACCCTGACCCATTGTGGAATCTTGCAGCAGAGCATGGTATTGTTGCGTGGAATAATGAAGGGCATCCGCTACACAAGTATATGCCCGACCACCAAATCGCATGGTTAGGGTTAAGAGATTACACACAGGTATTGCAGATGTATCAGATAATGGCTTGCTGCATTGTGTTTGACTTCGACCATCCTGCGACAAAACCGATATTCGATAAGTGGATTGAGGGTGCGTTTAATAACTGCTTTCATCATAACGAATCGAAGAATCCACACTATGTCAGCAGCCGGCACGATCAATCGCTATTGTCAGCAATTATGAATATCAATGGTGTAAAGGTGCAGCCGTATGGTGGGTTAGCTTATCGTGAGTTTATGCCAGTAGAACCATTCTTCATTAATTGGGGGGTAAAAGATTAGTTATGGACTTCACTAAACAACAATTCATTGACTTTTGGGGCAGCAATGGCTACTACGAAGCGTTTACCTATGGGATAGGCATACAGGAAGTAATTAACCGAATTATCTATCCGTTTGGTGGTGTTGAAACCTGTTTAGAAATAGGATGCGGTGGAGGTGTGTTCACAAAAGTACTATCAGAGCAATTCGATGAAGTTATCGGAATAGATGTGATACCCGAACACGATGGAGTGAGATACCACAATGTCAAGTATAAGGAATTAGATAACCAAGACTACTACTGCACAAGGGTAGATGACAATTCTATTGACTTTGTATTCAGTTACGGAGTATTCTGCCACTTCTCAAATGATGCCATCAAAGAGTATCTGCAATCTATTTACAGAGTGCTGAAGAAGGGCGGTCATTGTGTGATAATGATTAGTAACTTTGACAAACTGAAAGAGCAGTTCCCCGACTTCGATGACTGGGGTAAGTACAAGTTAGGGGATAGAATGTTAATCGGGCATTTTTACCAAGATGACAGAACGGTGGATATTATGAAACATAAATTCAAAATAGTAAGCCGTAACCTAACTCCCGATCACAGGGATATTGTGGTACATCTAAAGAAATAATATGGGCTACACAGGAAAAACAATCGAACTAATAAACCTTGTAATTGACAGAGTGCAATCAGTAGTGGATTTAGGAGCGCAGAATGATTACCGACATCCGACACTACCTGCACCATACGTAAAAGATACCTACTATGCCAACAAGAACTATGTCGCATTTGACATTAGCGGAGAGAACGGAAGTCAGCCATACGACCTGTCCCTGCTTCACGATTTCGGAGTACAGTATGATCTTCTGGTGGATGCAGGAACCTCCGAACACGTTGGAACCAACGGCAAGCATGACATCAAAGCAATTTACAACTGTTGGAAGAACAAGCACAAACTCGTTAAGGTCGGAGGATTCATTGTCAGCGAAAACCCAAAGACAGGGAACTGGCCGGGGCATGGATTTAACTACTATACAAAGGATTTTTATAAGCTACTCGCTGCCTTTGGTGAGTATTCTCTTATTGATCTCGGTGAACATCCGGCAATGGGTAATACAACAGACGGTTGGAATGTTTACTGCGTTATGCAGAAAACTAAAGAGGAATTTATAACACTCGAGAAATTCAAGAAGTGTGGTATCGCAACAAGTTAAATTAAAACACAATTATATGAATCAAATTACGAGAGAACAAATTGCCAAAATTGCACATGAAATTAACAGGGCTTATTGTAATGCTATAGGAGATTATAGTCAACCTTCTTGGGAAAATGCACCCGAATGGCAAAAAAACTCCGCATTAATTGGAGTTGATTTTCATTTACAAAACCCAGATGCGTTGCCTTCTCAAAGCCATGAAAGTTGGCTAAAGCAAAAACAGGAGGAAGGTTGGAAATACGGCCCTGTAAAAAATACAGAAACAAAAGAACATCCATGTTTTGTTCCTTATCTTGAATTACCTATTGAGCAAAGAGCCAAAGATTATTTGTTTAAACAAGTTGTTGAATCTTTTTCGAATATTCTTTTGTAATAAACAATGCTATCGCAACAAGTTAAACAGATAAAGGCGACATCGGTATTCTATGCCAATGAAAAGGCATACAATGAGGGATTTCCGATAATATGCAATGAGGGGGGATCACGATCAAGCAAATCATTCTCCATCGTTCAACTGCTCATTCAGATAGCATCTACCCAACGTAACAAGCGAATCAGCATAGTATCGCACTCACTACCACACATCAAACGGGGCGCATACAGGGATTTCAAGACCATTATGGAGGATTGGGCGATGTGGAAAGATGAAGATTTCAGTTTCACAGACTTCATCTACAAATTCCCTAATGGCAGTTATATCGAACTATTCGGACTTGAGGATGAACAGAAAGCACGGGGGCCGGGTAGGGATATTCTTTTCGTAAACGAAGCAAACCTTATCAGAAAGGCACTATTTGACCAATTAGCTATGCGTACAACGGGGACAATCTTTTTAGACTGGAACCCTGCCGACTTCGTATCATGGGTGTACGATGTTGCGGACAATCCCAACAACAAGCGCATAAAATCTACCTACATACACAATAAAGGGAACTTATCACAAACACAGATAGACATCATTGAAGGGTATAAGAACCTGCCCGATGACTTCATGTGGAAGGTGTATGGGTTGGGAGAAAGGGGTGCTGCAAAGGAGATTATCTATACCAAATGGCAGATAACAGATGTATTGCCGGAAGGGGGAGATGTATTCTATGGTTTGGACTTTGGGTACGTTCACCCACTTGCACTCGTTAAAGTGGTACACTATGAGGGGGCGAACTATGTGCAGGAACTAATATACAAATCGGGATTAACACCATCTGAAATAAGCCGGGAAGTAAAAGACCACATATCAGATAGAAAACCCGTGTACTGCGATGCGGCCGAACCGAAATCTATTGAGGAACTTTACAGGGGTGGTATCAATGCACAGGCGGCAAACAAAGAAGTATGGCCGGGAATATTGAAGGTGAAGTCCTACCCATTGTACGTTACATCCGGTAGTAAGAACATCATTCGGGAGTTGCAGTCCTACAAGTGGAAGAAGGATAAGAATGACAATGTGATTGATGAACCAGTTAAGGAGAACGATGATGGCTTAGATGCGATGAGGTACGCCATCTTCACCCATCTACATAAGCCGCAATTTCAGGTGGCAGTATGGTAGGCAATTAAATCGTAATTTTGCCAGTAACAAATAAAACATTATGGGTTTATTCGATTTCCTTAAACGCAAGGCAGCACCCGTTAAAACACCTGTTCAAGTTTCAATCGAAAGGGGATTGATAACTTGGGATGGGCAGAATCAGGCAGAAATAGTTAGGGATAGTTATATCGGCAATGACTTGGTATATGCCATCATTACGCTAATTACCCAAAAGGCGAAAGTAGCACCCTGGGGAGTGTATAAGGTGAAGGACAAAGCGAAGGCAAAGCAGTACCAGGCGAAACTAAACTCACCGGTAACCATTGACCTGAAAGAACTGAAGGAACTGAAAGAGCAGGCCTTTGAACTATACGAAGGCGATGCCCGGCTGAATGAGTTGCTCAAATACCCAAATAGTGAAGATTCATGGAGCGACCTTATCGAACAATGGGTAGGTTTCAAGAAGATAACGGGCAATTCCTTCA